AAGAATCGAGTAGATGTAGCAAGTGCTTGTTCGGGAGAAGATTCATATGAACCAAAGGGAAGGTCTGCGATAACTAAGGCGCGCTTGGATCCGCGGACAACTGCTGATCGCCGTCGACCGCATGCCCGCGCCGCGTGACGGGCTCGGGCGCCTGTATCCAGTCGTCTACGAGGGCCCGTGCGCCGACCAGTGGGGCGAGGACACCGCGCACGTCATGCTTTCCCGTCGCGTGGCCGACGAACTGCGTGAGCGCCTGCATCGCGATGCTCCCGCCGAACTCGCCATCATGCGCGTCGTCAGCGTCGTCGAGTGGGTCACCATCTACACCCGCGCCAACGGACCGGTGAAGTCATGAGCAACCGCACCAAGACCGCGCACGAAGTCGCCGATGCGCTCGCCGTTGCCCGCACCTCCGTCTACGAGTGGATCCGCTGCGGCTGCCCACACGACGAGACGGTCGACCCTTGCTCACGCGGCGGCAAGGGCTACCGGCTCAACGTCGACGAGGTGCAGCAGTGGCGGGCAACGCGCGTGCACGGGAACACGCAGGCCATCCGCGCACCCGCCGCGCCGAAGCTCGATCTGCACGCCATGTCGTCGTCACGCGCTGAAGCACGGGCACGCGTCACAAACATTCTCGACCAGTACAAAGGAATGCCGACGTCGACGCGCACACGTCTGCACGATCTCGTCGACGACTTGATCGACACACAGGAGGCCATCGCCAACGAAGCGCTGAAGCAGATCGCCACCACCAAACGCGCCGCGAATGAACTCGTCGCGCGCCGGAGCAACGCAAATGGAATTTGACCTGTCCCGCATCTTCGTCTCACCGCGCGCGTTCGACGCCATCCGCGCAGTGCTTGGTCCCGTTGGCATCGGTGAAGTCCGCTACTTGATGAAGCAGTGCAAGTTCATCGGTGCCGACGTCGCTATTCACATCACAGGAGGCGCCACCCCGTACACGCAGAACGTGTTTCAGCTGTGGTTTGACCGCAAGCATGGGCAAAGGGTGCTGGAGTACCGCGTCGACAGAAGAGACGCTGGCCGTCTCATGCTGTGGGACGTCCACGACGTGCTGCACCCGCTGACCACCGCACCAACCGCCGACTACGAGGTGACCGCATGACGCGCGCATGGGGAAAGTTTCAGCCGTACGGGGTCACTTCGCCGGTGTGGGTCCGCATGGACACCATCACCAGCGTCACGGTCACCAGCAACGAGACGGTCACGATCTGCGCTGGCAGCGATGCGCATCACCTCGTCGTCGACGACTCGCGCGCCTTCGAGCACCGTTTGATGCGTGACCTGTCGTCGATCACCCAGCGCACACGCGCACTCACCGACTACACCGGGGCAGTCAAATGACGAGCGCCGCAGATTTCACGCGACAGCAACCACAACCACCACCGAAGGAGACGCCCGTGTTCATCAAATGGATCGCATCGCTCGACGAGACTGACGTCTTGAAGGCTGGCGCCATCTTCGCGTGCCTCGCCACGTTTGCGTCCTGCATCATCTGGCCTGTTGCGGCTTCGGATTGTGAGGCGCGGGGCCTTGTTGCCGGCGCCAAAGATGATCGAGATGTGAAGATGTCGTTGACCTTCCGCTGCACTGCGAACGTCGACGGGAAGTGGATGGAAGTCAAATGATCACCATCTACACCGACCTCGTGCAGGGCTCGCCCGAGTGGATCGCCGCTCGATGCGGCGTGCTCACCGCCAGCGACATGAAGCACGTTGTCACCCCGACGCTCAAAGTCGCCGACAACGACAAGACCCGCGCGCACCTCGACGAACTGCTCGCTCAACGCCTCACGAAGTACGTTGAGCCGGCCTACATCGGCGGGGACATGCTGCGCGGGGAGCAGGACGAAATGGACGCCATCGACGTCTACATCGAGAACTATGAACCCGTCGAACGCGTCGGCTTCATCACCAACGACCGTTACGGGTTTGTGCTCGGGTACAGCCCCGATGGTTGCGTCGGTGATGACGGCCTCGTCGAGGTGAAATCGCGCCGCCAGCGATTCCAGGTGCGCACCATCCTTGATGACGCGATGCCCGCGGACTTCATGCTGCAGGTGCAGACCGGGTTGCTCGTGTCGGAGCGCAAGTGGTGCGACTTCGTGAGCTACAGCGCCGGGCTGCCGATGTTCACCAAACGCATCTACCCCGACGAGAAGGTACAGGCCGCCATCCTCGACGCTGCGACAAAGTTCCACGCGAGACTCGATGCTGACTTCGCCAAGATCGTCGAACGACGAGCCCGCAACGACGTCGCGCTCATCCCCACCGAACGCAAAGACGACAGCATCCTCGTCGCCTGAAAGGACCAAACACCATGACCACCGTTGACCTCGGCGCAACCATTGCGCCCAAATCCGACCAGCTCAACGCCGACGACCTCATCGCCGGCCCACGCACCATCACCGTCACCAGCGTCGTCGCTCGCCCCAAGGGTGGACAGGGTGACCAGCCGATCGCCGTCCACTTCGTCGACGACAACGGCAAGCCCTACCTGCCATGTAAGAGCATGCGCCGCGTGCTCGTGCAGTGCTGGGGTCGCGACGGTGCGGGCTACGCCGGCCGCTCGATGACGCTGTTTCGCGACGAGTCCGTCGTCTTCGGCGGGGCTGCTGTGGGCGGGATTCGCATCTCGCACATGAGCCACCTCGACCGAGACATGACGATGTCGCTCACGGCGTCGAAGCAGACCCGCAAGCCCTACACCGTGCGCATGCTCGCAACCCCGAAGACGTCCGCGCCACCGCCTGAAGACCTCGCGAAGAAAGAAGAGCAGGCCGCCGCGCGCAAGGAGAAGCGCCGCGCCGATGCACAGGCCGCGCTCGACACACTCATCGCTGACTTGCGCAGTGACGATGTCGTCGACGTTGACGCCTTCGTCGCATCGGTGAAAGACCGCATCGACCGGATCGCCGCGCTCATCCCCGATGCAGCCGCGCAACTCGAAACCGCAGCCAACGAGGCGAAGAAGCAATGAAGGACATCACCGCGATCCTCGGCGCACTCATCGTCGGAGCATTCGTTGCCGCAAGCATCGCTGCACCGATTGTGATGTTCTTCGCTGCTGTGAAGTTCCTGCTCGCACGCTGACCACCACACCCGCCGCAGTGACGATTGCGGCCCAGCCACAACGCGGAGACGGCCCGCACAAACCAGGACACCGCAAATGCCGCAACAGACCAAGACCGAAGCGCTTGAGGAAATCGCCCGCAAGATGCGCCGCGACATCCTCGACGGAACCGCACCGCTCAACGGGGTGTGGTGGTGGAGCGACGACGTCAAGATGGCCGACCGCATCGCACACGTGCTGCTCGACTACGACCGCGACGATGAGCCCACATTGCGCAAGCAGCTCGTCGAAATGGAAAGCCTGCTCGCGTCGGCTCGGCACTCGCGAGACGAAGCAGTGAAGGCAAACGCTCGGCTGACGAGGGGCGACACCGTTGCCGACTTGGACAAGCACATGATCGAGCGCATGGTGCAGGAGCGCCGACCGCTGCCGACGTCATCGAGTAGTGAAACGGTGCTCGGGGTGCGGGCGCTGGTTGAGGAATGCTTGGCTCACATCTCACTCATCGACGACCTTAACCGCCAACTCGACGAGGCACACACGGAGAACGCGCGGCTGGTGCAGAAGGTCTTGGGGCAGCCCGCCCCCGTCGAGGAGCAAGGCCCGTGGGTGGTGTATGACACAGAGGGCGTCAACGAAGGTGGGATGCCGTGGCGTAGTCGCGAGGCATGGAACTGGGAAATCTGCGGGACTCCATTCCCGACGAAGGAAGAGGCGCAAGATGTGATCGACGACTTCGGGCAAGGCAACAAGACGATGCGCGTCATCACCCTCGCCGAAGCACGCGCCATCGAGGCCGCGACGAAAGCAGGTGGCCAATGAGCGCGCCTGTTGCCATTCGCGGGTGGGCGTACTCGTTCGACGACGATCGCTCACCACCGGTCATTACGGTTCGCGCCAAGCCCATCGAGGAAGCCACCGTCGAGCCTGCGCCGGCAAAGCAGCACTGCCCCTACTGCCACACGCTGCTCGTGCGTGGGGTCGACGTGGTCGTGTGCGCTGACCTGGTATGCGCGAAGAAGCTGGCCCGTGACGGCGACATCCGCCGCCTTGACCGCGCCCAACAGCAGGCAGGTGGCGGGCTCATTCAACGAGGGAAGAACCGCCAATGACTATCGAACCAACAGACGACCAACGCCGGGCAGCTCGATCCATCGTCGACGGACCGTTCTGCACCGTCGAAGCGATCGCGAACCTGCTCGCCGAACGTGAGGCAAAGCTGACTGACACGCTGCTGAACCTCCACTCGGCGCTCGTCAAGATTCGCGACGGGAACCACGAGCACAGCGTCACCAGTGAACACGACATCGCCGCTGATGCGCTTCTGCTCATCGAGGACATCAACGCCGAGGCCATCGACAGACGCAAGCAACGCCTGCTGCAACTCATGCTGGACGCAAGCGAGGATGTGTGGTGTGCAGGATGGATGCAGGGCATCGAGTTCGACCTGTGGGCGCTCGCAACGGGTGAGGCTACAGAGGACACCCGCGCGCACTACAGCAGCGTCGCCCGGTCAGACCTCAACGAGATGCTCCACCTGTCTGGCCTTGTTGATGGGTGGTGGATTTGGCGTGATGGCGAAACCTTCGTGTCGCTCGACGAGTGGCGCACCATCATGAAAGCTCGCGAGGTGACTACGTGAACCAAACATCCATGTTCGTGCGCCACGAACTCCCGCCCGAGTTCGAGGCCGCCTTCGTCGAGTGCGAGTGCAAGGGCCGAAGCATCACGTACGCGATCGACAGCGTCATCTACGAGAAGGGCAAGATCACCGTCGCCATCCGCGTCAACGGCAAGCGGTGCGCGGTCCTGTTTCGCGACGACGTGGCCACTGCAGCGCGCGACCTCTACACGCAAGCGGTGCGACAGCTCAACGGGTAGCGCTGCTCACCGCGCGCAACCACCACCAGTGGTGCAGCACAGTTGACGTCGACAACCAGCGTCAACGCAGGCAAAACAGAACGCCGCTCGTCCTTCGCGGGGCGCGAGCGGCGTTCTTCTCTTCAACACGTTGGCGTGTACCACGTCGACGCCGGACAGCAAATGAAGTGGACACCAGAATCCATCGCCGCCGTCAAGCGGGCCGCATCTATGACCGCCGTCGCGCGCCTCTTCTGCAAGGGCGTCAAACCCGACAGCAAGGGCAACCACGCCAGCGCCGTGTGCTGCTTCCACGATGACAGCAACCCGTCTCTCGACATCGACGAGGGCAAGGGCGTCTATCTCTGTCGCGCCTGTCACGCCGGGGGTGACGCCATCACCATGATCGAGCGAATGCGCGGGGTGTCGTTCAACGATGCGATCGTCGAGCTGTCCACCATCACTGGTGTGCCCCTCGAAGAGGCCGAAAAGGTCGAGGTGTTGCCGCGCATCGTCGCCGAGTGGACCTACCACGACGACGCCGGCGAGACGGCCTACACCATCAAGCGATGGGAGCCGGGCCGGGGGCGCGACGGGAAGTCCAACGGGAAACGCAAGAGCTACAGCCAGCACCTTGCCGACGGGAAGCCGGGCAAGGCACCCGTGCAGCTGCCTTACCACCTCCCGCAGCTCATCACCGCCCGCACCGCCGGCGCCTTCGTCGTCGTCACCGAGGGCGAGAAGGCTGCCGATGCCGTCACCGCACTCGGGGTCACCGCCACCACATGGGCGGGCGGGACCAGCACCGCGACACCAGGGGACCT